CTTTAAGGTGTTTTAACCCTATGTTACCAACCATACCTGATTCTAATAATGCTCCCATATTTTTTTATTTTTTTTTAAGCGTTTATTTTATAGTTTGGACATTAAGTCCTTAATTCTACTAAACTGTGGATTTTCATAGGCTTTTGTTTCTTTCATTAACCTTTTGTCCATACCACTCGTTGGTGTAGAATTAATTTTTCTGTCTACGGCCTCAGAAATACTTTTCTTTGACTTGGTGGACTTGTTCTGAGAAAATTCTTCCCTCAGAATTTTATACAAACCTTTAGATTCTTTTAATGAACTAACATTATCAAATCTTCTTAAGATGTTAATCTTTTCTGGTTTTGTAGTAGAATGTTCAGTAAACAACCTAGTCGCGTAAGCTAAATTAGAATTAAAGACACCAACTTCATTTAACTTTTCTTTAAATGTTACAAGTGCTTTTCTATATTCACCGTTTTTGTTCTTAAGTGTACTAACCTCTTCTTTTAAAAGATTATAGTTTTCTTGAATCATCCTACCTTTACTTCTGTCGTGATGTTCTAAATGAATACCAGAATGTTTTCTAGAAGCTCTATTATACGTGTTGGTTCTATTACCAGCGTGTACTTTTTGTCCTAAATTATTCTGACGTGTCATTTCTCCCATCTCTTGTTGTGGTTCATCTAACTCAATCTCATACGTAGCTTCTTCGTCCTCGAAATCTTCTAAACCTTCTTCAGATTCAGGGGCATCTACACCAATCACATCGTCGTCATGACTATGTGTTGTTATGTGTGAATGTTCTCCAGAATCTTCATCCAATTCGATTTCATACATTGGTTCGTCCATCTCATCCATGTCATCCAATTCTATTTCATACATTGGTTCGTCCATCTCATTTAATTTTGTTTTTTTCATAGATTTTTTGTTTTCTTCCAATTTTATTAACCATTCATCATCACCATCAATAAATGAAATATCGTCATTATCGTCTTTTTGAACAATAATTCCGTCTTCACTACCCATAGCTTTGAATACTCTCAGGACTTCGTCGTCTGACGCTGAGGTTAGGTCTAATGGTGGTAGTTCAATACCCCCATCAATATCAAGTTCCATTTCCATGCCCATATCATCTATTGAATCAATGTCCATATCCATATCCACTTCTTGTTCTGTGTCCTCCTGCTCTTTAAGGTAATCGTTTTCCTCGTTTAACGATTCTTTTACTAGTTCATTAATTTCTTCCTTCATAGTTGAAGAAAGTATTTCTTTTGCATTAGACTTCATAGTTTCTTGTAACTGTTCCGCCTCGAGCAACGCTTTTTCTATTATTGACATACTCATAAAGTTTTTATAATAAATATACCGTAATACCTAAAAAAATGGTTTTATAGTATGTGTTATTTGTGTTTTTTTTATCTGTCTAAAAAATTATTTAATTTAGACATTAGTTTTAAAGCTTTATCTGTTTTACTATCCATACTTCCTGGTTGTGTACTTTCCAACACTTCATCCCATTTTTCAACATCATTAACATCCTTAAATAGGTAAGACCCTGGTGTGGATGGTGATGAAACTAAATCAAAACAAATCAACTCAAAATCATCTTGTACTTCATTATGTTCACCGTTTTTTGTTAGTGAACCTACCCCTCTTGATGATATTCCTAGTGTTACCCCGTTTCTTAGAAGGTTTGCGGCTATATCACCCATTGTTGATACGACACCATCTTTATGGTATCCAGGGCTTGTTAACATTTTAAGTTTACCCATTAACCTATTCCCATCCCAAAAAGTTTCGGTTACCAAGTGTGAAGTTCTTTCCAAATCAATTAAAGAAGATTCCGGATGATTTAATTCTGATATAGAACCACCTCGTTTAATAACATCCTGGTACTTTTCGTTTTCTCTTTTTAATATTTTCTCTGGGTAAATTCTTCCGTTTCTATTTGGTATATCATATTTTTGTAATATACAATACATCTCAACTTCACCATTAAAATTTGGGTCTGCTATTTCTCTTAGGATTTTTGAGTTGTGTTTTGGTGAGATACTACCAGCGTCATACTCAATTAATATCCCATGTCCTATTTCTTTCGGTCCTAAAATCTTCATATAAATTAGTTTTATATATAAATAGATTACTGTGTATAAAAAAAACCTAACATGTATTAGGTTTTATTTTTATAATCTTTTATAGTGTGTTAAGCGTTTAGTCCGTCAGTTGTTATAGCTGTTAGTGACGCGTTTCCAAGTGTACTAATCCCATCCCTAAAACAACCTCTATCTGCTCCACCATAATTTGTTCTCATCTCCACAGCATTATTACAACTAGATGTCGATGCTGTTACTGGAGTCCATCCACCACCACCTAATCTAGTGGAAGCTGCATGGTAAGTACCCATACCAGTACCACCACTACCTTGTACACTAAAGAAATTTAAAGTGTTAGACGTTGAGTACATACTAACCTTTCCATGACTAACAACTTCCCAACCACCAGTTGCAGTATTCGGTCCACCACCATATCTTAACTTAAGTGATTTACCTTCACAAAGTGAACTACCAAATCTATCACTGTGATTAAGTCTACCCATATCAGAAGATGTATCATAATCACCATCGTATACACCATCAGCATACGTCCACATTGGTTGTCCGTTATAGGTACACCCTTCTTGTGTTAGGACTCTTGAAAAAGCGGCCCCATCTGCAGCATCATCAGAGGCAACTTGTGATAGACCCCCATTGAAATGAAGTGTTATTTTATTGTAATTATGTATATTCATCTCATTAGCTGAGACTCCAGATATTGATGGTGTTGTTACTTTTGCGGTATTCCCTACCCCGATAGGTGTTGATGATATTGCCATATTAAAATATTTATTTAGTTATTGTTACATCTATAAATATAATGACAACAAATAAAAACTATACTTCAATTGGTTTTTTAGAATTATGAAAAGAAAAGTAATTGTTATCCTTTAATTCGTCACTGATTAATTGTTTGGTTTCTTTTTCAATTTTTAGTATTGTTTCCTTATCCTTTAAATTTAATTTAGTTTTTGTGAAAAATGTCATTTCACATTTCATAAAAGATTTTTTACCAAGACTAATACCACTACCACGTAAATCTAAATCAATAATCATATTTTCTTTAAAAATATCACCGTCTATTACTGTTGATAGTCTTGTCTTTAATAATTTTCTAAACTTTTTAACGACACATGTCCAACAATTATATTCTTTTATTGGTTGTACCCAGGTTGAGAATTGTACGTATATTGACTTTAAATTTTTAGAGTCTACGGTCCCTATATGAGCTTTAAAGTTTGGGTGTACTTCTATTGGTATTGTTTTGCCTGTCTTCATAATTAATTTCTATAATAAGAAATATATGAATATAAGGTTGTTAATTCAAATCTATCTCCAATTGTTTTAACTTTAACAATGATAGTTTACTTGTCTCCATCTCAGATACAAGATTTTTAGTTTCAGTTAACTTAGCTTTTAATGTGTTATCGTTAGATTCTTTAAGTAATATATTAATTTTATCTGTAATACTAATCTTTGTTTTGTTAAACCCTTCACTTAAGTCAGGTTTTTTAATCGCAATTATTTCCGATATTAGACTCTTATCTTCTTTTGATAAGTTTGTAAATTCTTTGTTATAATTTTCAGATAACGTATAAGCTAGTATTTTGGGGTCTAAACTTGATGTTAGCTTGGTTAGTTTTTCTTTAGTTAGAATAGTTTCTACTAGATTTTTTTTAATATTAATTCTTTTAGTTATGGACCTAACACCATCTTTATATATCAAATAATCTAAATTGTCATAAATGTCATTAATCGATTCGGATAACATATCATTTCTACGACTAAAAACATTATCTAAAACACCACAAATATTTTTTAAATTTTTAATCTTAGGCCTTAAATGGGTTATAGTTTCACTTATATACTCGTTTAACTCTTCTCTATCTTTAAAACTTTTTTGTTCTATTTCGTTATAAACGGTAAAAAACTCACGAAATGGTTTAGACATTTTTAAAGCTCCCATTACTACGTGAAAGTTTTCTTTAAATAATTTTTTATCGTAGTGTGAATTTTCTAATATAGAATCTATATTTTTTTTATAATACCCAAATGTTTTCATAATATCTTTTTAAAATAAATATCTACTCTTTAACCAAATTATCTATCTCTTTATTAAGTTCATCTATAGTTGTGTGTGTTTTTTTAGTCATCTCTTCTAGATTTGGTAAAAGTATACCTTTATTTTCTAATATTAACGGTAGGTCTTTTTTAATTTTACTCCTTTCTGCTAATGGTGGTGGGGCAGAAGCGTCATCACTCATACCAAGACCCATACCACCATCATCACTTGGTGGTGTTGGCATATCACCACCCATCGGTGGTGGTGGACTAGAAATATCACCAGGTAATTCACTACCTGTTTCTTCACCACCAGCTTCTTCAGTTGATTCTATATCACCATATAACTTATCTATTTGACTGAACACCCCAGTTTTCTTAATGATAGTTGCCGTATCTTCTAATTCTTTAGCTATTGCTTTTTCAAATCTTTGTTGTTGTAAATCTAATTTAATTTCTTCATCACTCATAGCTAATATGTGTTTCTTAGCCCATGTAGCTGAAACTGGTGATATACCAGTTCCTGGGTCGCTAACAGCGTCTTTATAAAGTGTTATTTTTGTTTGCCAAGCTTCAATTCTAAGTAACTCTGCTTGTGAAGACGGATTAGATAGTCCTAAAGAAAAATTATCTAATTCTTCTTCAAACCCTAAAACATATAAATGAATAATAGCTATTTTATTTAATTCTTGTATTATACATTTTTGGATTCTATTAATCGTTCTAGCGAATCTAATATCTAATAAAGCTAAATTTTTACCCTCACCAACCACCTCTTCAAAACCTAGGAATGCTTTTGGTATTCTCAAAGCTGCTAATAATTTTTTTTGTATATATTCTATATCGGCAATTTCACTAAGGTTTGTAGCTCCAGGTAAGGTTTCTATTGGACTCGGTGCTGCTTGGTCTCTAACTGGTATGAAAAAGTCCTGGTCTACAGCCATTTGGTTGTATCTTAAATCTACTTGTCCGTTGGATTGGTCTACTATTGGGTCTCGTTTAAATTGATTTGCTACTTTTTGTACATAAGCTTCAACATCCTTATCGTCCATATTACCAACGTAAACTTTAAATATCCTTCTTTCTGGAGCTCTAGCTGTTCTGTAAACTAACATAGCGTCCTCAGCTAATATTAATTGTTTCCAAGTTCGTCTAGCTTTTTCTAACATAGAGGTTCCATATGGCAATCTTCTATCGTCACCTAACAACCTAAAATGAGCAACCTCCCAAGAGTTCATTTCTAATTGTTTCTCCCTCCAAACAAATTTTATCTTTCTCTCTTTTTCATCACCACTAACGTCAACATTTGGAAAATTTCCATGTTCTACTCTTTCTATCTCAGCATTAGGTAGTTGACTACACCCTATAACCCCCTTTTCACCATCAACCTTTAAATAAACAAAATCATCACCATATTTTGCGGTATTTCTAACCCACATAGGTAGGTTTGTGTTTATATCTAAAACATTATTAAATAAATCTATTAGTATAGATTTAATCCTAGCAGATTCAGAATAAATAGTAAGTATATGACCATCTTCAGATGGTGTTGTAGATTCTTCAGCGTAAATATCTAAAGCTGCAGATATCTCTGGTGTGAATTCCATAGACTCATAATCGAAATAAGCCGCTAATCTTGTTGGTTCATAATAAATAGATTGTGAATAAATCTCATTTTCAACTCTCTTCCATTGTTTGGATAGATACATTGTTTGTTGAGCTTTTAGTTTCTCTTGTTCATACTCAGCTTTTGAAGTCGTCTTTAATAAATCTTTTTTATTAAACTTGTATTTTGTATAACTTGGTTCGTCCATTCTTGGCCCATCTGGACCAAAAACTTTAGTTAGTCTTTGAAATATTGTTAAATTGTCTGCCATATCTAAATAATAATAATTTTATTATAAATAGTGAATACCACTACCTTTTTTTCCCCGCACCAAATAACCACCCATAATCTTTATAGAGTTGTTTACTAGCAGTGTGTGGTTTTATGTGTGAATTTAAAACACTAGAATCATTCATAGGTCTTAAATCAACACTACTTTCGGTTACGTCGTCAGTTGATGTCACCCAACTGTTTAACATGGCTTTTGTCATATCATCAGCTTTTTTAAGTTGTGAAAAAGAATTTTCACCAACATATATAGCCATAGCAATAGCCATTATTAAATCATCATGCTTACCTTTCATATGGTTTGGTTTTCCGTTAACAAATACAAACGTATATAATTCATTTAATAATCTATGTGATTTTACATTAAATCCGTGCCGTAAAGCTTCTTCAAATGAAGATACGATTTGTGACCTTTTATTGTTAAATGTTAATCCTGGTATTTTTTCCACTAGTTTTGGGTCGTATTTCCATTTATCAGCCGTATTTGCCCCTTCTACATACAAATCTCTATAACCTAATTCTTGTAACTTCCTAGATGTTGCTACCCCCATACCCCCAGTTATATCTATAACAATATAAGCTTTATATAAATTACCCCATTTAAACGCTAAATCTGCTGCTAAGTCTGGTGGAATCTTACCCATATATTCCATAACCTGTTTTCTTTCTTCAAAATCAATAACACATATAGTTGTAAAATCTTCTGAATCACCCCTAGAAACATCTATTCCCATAATATACTTATGGTCTAATTGTGCTTCTTCCCAAACCCATAGTTGCCCACTCGCGTATTTTTCTTTAGGTTCTTCAACCATCGTATCCTTTATCCTTTCTATCGTCTCTATTGGGATAACATTATCACCAGAACCTAAAAAAGCACTTTCTAGCTCTTGGGATATCTTTCTTCTGTCAAATTTTAACTTTCTACACATAGACTCAAACCAAGAAGAATATGGTTTATATCCTTTTTTAGTTAAGCCCACAAACTTATCTTGGTCTTCTTCTGTTATGTTTAAACTGTCATCATAGTCCTCTCTATTCAACAAATAATGAATAATATCTTTAGTTTTAACCCAAACTAAATCTTTTGTAAATCTAGGGTCGTTTTCCCAATGTAATTCAGAAATTTTAAAATTATTCATACCTTGTATTGATTGGTCATAAATCTCATAATAGATTTTATCGTACCCGTTTGGTGTGGATATCACTATTACTTGACCCCCGGTAGATAGAGAGGCCATACAAGCTGCCCATAAATCATCACCAGCCTCAATATATGCGGCCTCATCAAATATTAATATTGTTGGGGTATAACCCCTAAGTGCATCTACTGAAGTAGCTACCGCTTTAACTTCACACCCATTATTTAACTTATAGTGTCTCTGTGAGTCTTTTTCTTTAGAAAAACCAACATTAATCCATTCGGGCCATTGATTTAAAAATGCTCTAATTTTATTGGCTAGCTCTTGTGCTGTATCTAATTTATTAGCTAATATTAAAACTTTTTCTGGTTTAGTTTTAGAAGCGAATTGTAGTTGTTTTGAAATCCATGCAGCTGTTGCTGTTGACACTCCAGCTTGTCTGTATTTCTTAGTAATATTTTCATTATACTTTTCAAAATTATTCAACATCATTTGCTGTTCTGGAAAAAGTTTAAATGGGACGTACTTACTTTGTGTATTGTCGTAAGTTTCCAGATAAGTCTCTATCGAGTAAGGTGTGTTCTGATGACATTTCGCGTATTCAGATATTAATTGTTCTGTATTCATATTAATAAATATCGTAAAAAATTAAGTAAAAAAAACACTGAATGGTTTTTATTGTCCGAAACTTTGTAAAAACTTTTTTTCTTGTGGTGATAGTGAATCCATTCCGGAACGTGAAATTTTGTCTAAAATAGTATCTACGTCAAAATCTTCTGGTTCATTAGAACGTATAGTTAAATCATCTAACGCGTCCATAGTCCCTTCAAATCCGGGCATGTCCCTCGTAGGTTCAGTTGCCAACATACTAGAAGAATCGTCATCGTTTGTGTCAATTCCTACAGCCTCCTCATAATCCTCTTCTTTTAATTGTTGTACAATTTCATCTACCAATCTTTTAACTAACATCTTACCTTCATCACTACCCGATAACATTTTCTTTGCTAAATCTAAAAAATCTTTAGCTTCTAAACTAACAATCCTAAAATAAAGATAATTCTGTATCCTTCTACTATCATCATTTGTGAGTAATTCTTGTGGGTAAGCCTCC